TCACTTCCCCAAAACCTCCTTGACTCGATCTAAGATGTCTTTACACTCCGCTACTTCCGAAGCCTTTTGCTCCACGTTCTGAAACACTCTCGAATTCCTCCACTTGCTTTAGTTCAGGTGTCCATATAGGCACGATAACCAATTGAGCTAGTTTGTCGCCTTTGTTTATGACATAACTACCATTCATAAATAAAATTTTATCTGATGGATGTGGTGGGGCATACTTTCCGTCTATCCCAGCAACATTTCGACTAAAGTTACCATCATCCCAAATCTCTAACGTTTCAATATCATTCTTGATATTAATCCCTAAATTGCCATGATATCCCGCGTCTATCTTGCCTGTTTCAATCACTAAATACGTTTTACTACTTACACCACTACGACTAGTTAATAGTCCGACATAGCCCTCTGGTATACTCACAGCTACATCTGTTTTAATCACTGCTTTTTCTTGTGGCTCTAGTACGACACTTTCAGCTGAGAATATGTCATAACCTGCATCCGTCTTATGATTTCGTTCGGGCATTCTAGCATTTTCTGATAATAGTTTTACTTGTAATGTGTTAGTCATTTTCCTGCTCCACATCTACATAAATTTCATACTCATCACAATCAAATGGCACTTCCATTCTCGCAATATCATGCGCCTCATTTTCTGCTTCGTCTAAACTTTCAGCCTCGATAGTCTCTTCAATCATGCCAGTGTATGTGATTTGAACATTAAATTTTTTCATCTTCCTGCTCCTCCTCATATTTATAGACAACTTGACCCGTCATAATCCCTACTGCTTCATCAAGTTCAATATCTTCTTTGAGTGCATCTTGCATAGCATTAGGTAAACCTTCAAGTATTTCATCAAACGCTCGCGCTTTCTTATATACGTCCTCAATCTCTTTTAGTAATCCCTCTGTATCATTACCGTTATACGCACTAGCACTGATAACGGATTGTTCAATTTGTTCGCGATTATTCATCATTTCCATCTCCTCTAAAATAAAGTTAGTTGCTTCTGCTCCTCGTATTCCAAACCATGTTGCTTTATATATGTTTCAAGCTCTTCGGTTGTATCAAACGTCTTCTTCACGCCTTGCCAACCTGGCACGATATGCCCATGAAAGTAATAAGTACCGTTTACTACATGAGTATGAGCCACTCGCTCGTTATCCTGATAAAGATATCTCTTAGAGCCGAAAAATTGGTTTAAGTATTCTTTGCATGCGTTATCGGTTTTAGGCATTTATGCTTCCTGCCATTTCTTAAACATTTGGTTATAAGTAATATCGAACCAGTACGGATCACGTGAATGTTTCTGTGGTACATTAAACAAATGTGGCTTCTTTCTTCTTAGCTCAGCCTCTTTACGTCGTTGCCTAGCTATTTCACGTTCTCTAGCCTCTCGTTGCATAATTCTGGATAACACAATTTCTTTATACTCAGCTAAGCGCATGCCATAAGGTGCGTTTAAGGCTTCTAACAACGCCCAGCCACCTCGTACTCTTTTTGCAACCATTCCTGGAGTTAAACCATTCTTTTTTATCAATTCATTTTCATGTTCGGTAAATTTATACGGTTTACCGTTAATCTTTACGATACTCATTTATTCCACCTCTATATATACATGTCTTATTTTTATGTCGTCATACTTCAATAACTCATCTGGATTTTTATCTAAACGCTCTGCTAGCATATCTTTTTCATCATCGACATCATCGAAACGCTGATATTCAACTTCTGTAAGTATCCTTATATCAATCGTTGCATTTATATATGCTTGTTGTTGTTGCATTAAATCACTTCATTTCTCTTTTTCTTTTACGTCTGACTTTCACTAAGTCCTCATATACCATCCATTCTTGACCTGTGTATTTAGGCGCTTTACATATCCACGTTAAATTCACATCTCTATACTGATATCTGAATATCTTCGCTTTGATGTTGGCAACTTCAGTCGCCTTACCTTTAACATCTAAAACTTCGACCAGTTTGCCATCCTTCCACAAAGAGAAATCAGCTATATACGTAATCGGTCTTTGTTTCCCAAATTTAGGTTGTAGTTCGAATTTCGGTTGTATTTCGATACGATCATAGTTAGTGCCATTCATATTACTTTCTAAATATTGGTAATATTCACACTCTACTTTGCTATCAAATACAATTCCTTTGTACTCAACTTTCTTAGCGTTGTATTTACTCATCGTCCACCTCTAAATATCAAATATCGTTGCTTGTAAACCTAGCTCTTGCTCATATAGAAGTCCGTGAGCGCCTTTAAATCGTTTTAGGTCACTATCAGTCATAATTTTCTTTTCGTCGCTGAAATGGGCTCCTGTGAGCGAATAAACTTCATTCTCATTCTCTTTATACTTGATGACCTTAATATCTTCTGTGCCATCTTCTCGGTATAAGTAATATTTTTCTTTCGGCATTTTTAACACTCCTTAATATTCGACGATAGCGGGGCGTGTATGACGTTCTGCAAGTTTTTGGATAAATAGGTCATATAACTTATTTTCATCGCCCTGTGCCTCGTCTATGAGTTTCTGAGCGTACATATCTGAACACTCAAGTTTAATTTTCAAAAATTCTTTGGTTACCATGCGTCTCGCTCCCTGAAATCGTCTCCGATTACTCTTACTTTTCTTGCATTGTGTTTCATTCTTGAATTGATACGTTGCCAGTTCATATTTTGATTTAGTTCTTTATCACTAAAGTTAGTTGTAAAGATGTTGTTTTTACCTACTCTGTTATCAACAATGCTGAAAAGTTTATTTAAAGTGTGCTCTGTGTTTTCTACACCCATATCATCTAGTACAAGTAAATCAATATCACTTAGCAATCTGACTAGCTCGTCTGTAGTCTCTACTGCATTTTTGTTGTATGTCGCTTTGATACGATCCATCAACATTGGTATGTGCATAAAAGCAACCGTATGCCCTTTAGCTTTGACTGCTTTTGCGATAGCGTATGCTAGGTGGCTTTTACCAGTTCCGTATGAACCTTGCAATATTAATGATTTTGGTTCTTTTGTAGAGAAGCCTTGTACGTACTCTATTGCTGTTTGTTTAGCGTGTACTTGTTTTTCATTTTGTGGCTTGTAGTTTTTGACTGTTGCATCTCTTAAAGACGGATTAACGTTTGATTGATTGAATATGTTGTTTATCTTCCGTTGCTTGTTTCGCTTATATTCCTCATAGATTTCACATTTGCAACCGTCTTTATACTCGTAACCATTCGGGTGTTTTTTAGTAGGAGCAAACTTATATAAGTCGTATTCACTTCCACATCTCTCACATTTCAATCCTTTTTCGACATGAGTAGGTTGATATTTTTTCAAGCTTTCGTTTATCTTTTCGCTGAATAGTGGTTTCATAATATCCCCCTAATCCCAATAACTTTCGTCGTACTTCATGCGTTCCAATTGATCCGTGCCAGTTGGTTGTATTTTTTGATTGAGGTACCCCTCAAATTTACTGCCAAAAAGTGTTTCTGGTCTAAGGTATTTATCGCTATCCGTGTTTAACCATTCAGCTGTTTTGATATCAATCACCTTTTTAAAATCCTCCAACCTAAAATCTTGATTCCATCTTGCTTTAATAAAATCTTTTGTTTTAGCTGTATTATGTTTAAAATGCTTTCCTGCTTTTTTATTTAAGTATTCGATAATTTCTTTATAGGGAATGGAAGACACCGTCGGGTTGCCCGACAATATACTTCCTTCATTATTAGTATTGTTATTATTAGTTAAATCATTATTAGTACTATTATTATTAGTAGTATGCGATTTACCATTAACGGTTTTTCCATTGTTGGTTTTACCGTTAACGGTTTTTCCAACGTTGGAAAATCGAATGTGGTGCGGTTGCTCATATACTAAGTACTCATAACCATTTAACCTACCACTTTTATCACGTTTTCTACTACGTTGAATGTATCCAATTTCTTCCAGTTCCTTGATTCCACTCTTTAAACCGCTAAGTCCATCAGTTGAATGTTGCTCTAGTTCTGTTTCGTAAATTTGCCAGTTATCAGGTCGACTTAACAAATAAAGTAGAATACCTTTAGCCTTCCAACTTATATTAGAATCATGTATAAAATCTTTGTGTACTGTGACAAAGTTACCTGATTCTTTGTAAACTCTAAATGTTGCCATTTCGTTATCTCCTTTCTGGTATAATTTTGTTATCGCTACTGCGTTAGATTGGGGGTGAATAAAATATGGAAAAACCTTATATGTTAACATATGATTTAAACTCACCCGGACAAAAATATGAGGAATTGAGAAATGTTATAAAAAAGGAAATTTCTAATGGTCATTGCAATTATTGGAAATCTTCATTTTTATTCCGTTCTTCTTTATCAACTTCAGAAATGATAGAAAAGTTGAAACCTTATCTCGATTCTGGAGATAAGCTGTTTGTTACAGAAATAGTCAATAACAAACAAGGGTGGTTAACAAAAGAACAATGGGATTTTATCAACCATAATATTTTTATTTAGGTTCTTTTATTGAATCTTTTGTTATATCAGGAAAACCTTTAGAATCCTCAGGGGTAAATTTTTTAATTTTTTTAGCGCTTCTAATCTCTTCCGCCAAGATGACGATTAGGAGTGCTGTTTTTATTATTCTTAGTCTATTCATTCCTTTTTCTCTCCTTTCAGCATTTTATTGAGCCTCTCATCAACTTTTATCCACGAGTCATGCAAGTGGTATTTATCATTAAACGACTTAACGCCAATCGCATGTTGCTCGTTGTGATGATCGCGACATAACGCTAATACATGTTTGTCATAGTGATTCATCTTATTTCTGTTCATGCCTCTGCCAACTGCTTCATAATGTGCTAGGTCAGCGTGAGGCTTTCCGCATATTACACAGTTGCGGTTAACAGTTGACCAGTATAAGAATGATTTATCTTGTTTCAGCAAGTCGCTTGTTTTATAACTAAGCGGTATGTCGTTGTGAAATATCCAATCGAGTGTTACCTCGATAATTTGATTCGCTTGCATCCGTGTACAGTCACTTAACGAAATACTCTTGTCATAGTCATACAAAACCGTTACATATTCTTGGAACAAATACCTCATATAGTCACGTGGTTGGCCTGTGTGGCTCTCTATGTCGTTACAGAGCGCAAATATTTTTCTTCGTTGCTTGTCTGTTATTTTGAATGGGTCTTCGATTCGCAAATCACATTCGACTTCGTAGCCGTTATCAAGTAATAATGTTTCTTTGTCTCCTAGCTCGGCACCCTCGATAACGACTGTTGTTGTGCCGTCATCTTGAGTGATATAGTTTTTGATTTGAGCCATTTAATCACGTCCTAGAAAGGTAAATCATCGTCAGAGATTTCTATAGGACCATTAGCATTAGCAAATGGATTATTTGATTGCTGTCTATTCTGTGGTGTGTTATATGAATTATGCTGTTGTTGGTTGTTAGATTGACCGTTGTTTTTACGTTCAACGAAAGTTATATTGTTGACTGCGATGTCTGTAGTAAACACTTTCTGTCCTTGATTATTTTCATAACTACCGGTTTGTATTGAACCAGTAACGCCAATTTTATTACCTTTATTAAAGTTATTAGCGATGATTTCAGCAGTCTTACCAAATGCAACACAACGAATGAAGTCTGTTTCATATTCGTTAGTTTGTTTGTTTTTGAATGGTCTCTGTACTGCGATTACAAAGTTAACTAAGTTGTTGTTTTGACCTTTTAACTCTGGATCTGCCACTAGGTTCCCAATTAAATTTACTGTATTCATTGTTCAATTCCTCCAAGCCATTTTTTTATCTGTTGTCTGGTTACATTGATTTGGTTTTTATTCAGTGCTTCGACGTTCATTTTTTCTAATTTGTTAATTTGTTCCTGGTATTTTTCCGCGAATCCACTTTCTTTAGCTATGGCTATAAAATCATTAACTTCTTTAGTTAGTATGTCTTTAAATTCTTGACTTACTGTTGAATATTTATCTTGTTTTTGTTTTGCGTCTGCGTCATCTTCATCAGTTGGAATGTTAAAGAACTTCATTAAGAAATAGCGTTCAGCATAAGTTAACGCTGTGCCATGTGCTTGTGAAATATCATTTTGTTGACCGTAAGCGTGATAACTTACTTCATACTGTTCTTCTGGTTTATCAGCATTAATCCATGTATAATTCAAATCCATTTCAACTATGAATTCTGTCACTTCTTGACCTTTTTTGTTTTTAAAAGTATGTGTCGTCCAATTTTCATTTGACGTATTGGGGACTAACAATAAATTATGTTCAATCATCTTTTCTCTTATTCTGTGTAATATTTGAGATCCTGAAACATACGAGAAGTTATAACCCTTAGTATCTTTTGTGAAGCCCGCAATATTCGCTTTAACATCTGCTATTTTTTGGTACAAATTAAGTTGTTCGGCCATCTATTCTCCCACCTTTACCGTGTATGACGTTGGTTTCTCAACAATGCTAGCACCCTCTAAAACTTCGCCGTTTGCGTCAATTAAAGTGCCGTTTTCAGTTACATTGAAATCTTTCTTAATGTCTGATTGGCTAAGTTTTTTAGTTACCTTTACATAGTTGTCAAAACCTCGTTGCTCAAGTTGTTTAATAACTTCTTGCTCATTGCTAACTTGAATGACTTTTGAACCTTTTCTGGCTGTCACTTTTCCGTAAGGTGTATTCAACTTGAATTTGCTATCTTGTTCTTTTTGTATTCTGAAATATTCAATTACAAGGCTTTGTAAATATTCTTTGCCACTCTGTAATTTTTCTACTTCTTTATCTTTCCATTCGTTTATGCGTTCAATTTCTTTATTTGCTAACTCGTTGATTTCATTCTCTTTAGTTGTGATTGCATCTAGTTTCTTAAAGACCCAGTTAGCACTGTCTAAGTCTGTTACTTTGAATCGGTCGTCTTGTTCAAATGTTTCTAGTTCTCTCTCTTGTAATTCATTCACTTTTCATGCCTCCTACCATTTCATGACTAAGTTAATTAGTCTGTCCTGTTCGTCTGTGTTCTCTTCAATCCATTCATCTATCGCTTGGTTGAATAAGTCTGATGCCATATCTAAGTCATTCTCATCTACGACATAAGCATGTTTAATTGGTACGTTGTTCATATCTTTAACTTGTATTGATATGCCCATATGACCTTTTAAAATGAATAGCTTAAAATCGAATCCGTTAACATGAATATTTTTGCGTATGATATCGCCTATTTCGTAATACATTGTTTTAGTCCTCCTTGTCGTCATCAATACCGAGAAATTTTTGTGATTTACACATTTGGAGAACATTGACAATGTCTTTATAACTCTTAGTGCTATCCAATAAGGAAGCAAGATCGAAAGTATGACCAATCACAGAATTTGAACCTGCTAAATAATCTCCGTCGATAACTCCTATTGATGAGAAAAGCAAAATATCAAATTTACTTTCTCCCTTAATTTCTTTCGCTAATTCATACAATTCTCCGCTTTTTTCAGATAATAAGTCTTTTATTTCGTCCTGAGTCATGTCTTTATAATTTTTAGTCATAGTTGACTTCCTCCTTGTTTCGTTTTATATTTAACTTGAAATTTTTCTTAAGTACTTGATACTGTTACTTGTTGGCGCAAGTAGCAATTTTTTTATTCTTCATAAAAGTATTCCTTATAAAATATGAATGTCGCTATGCTTGCGAATCCTGCAATTGACCACGCTGTGGTGAAGTATAGAAACGGCATGAGTACAATCGCTAAGACTGTGAAGCACAGTACTGCTAATAGGTAGCTTTTATAAATGTTACTCATTTTCTTTTTTCAACTCCTCCATTATTCTCTGGTCTGATAAGTCGTGATAAGGGAATTTTTTCCTAGCTAATTGGACTGGTATTCTGCCTCGTATCGCAATGTATCCTTCATCTTCAAGCTCTTTATTCAGTTCTCTTATTATTTGTCCTGCTTTGGATTTAGAAACAGATAAAATTACCGCAAGTTCTTTAGCTTGCAAACTATTTTTCATCATATCTTTTCCTCCTTTAAAATAACTGTTGATTCTCTGGGTTATCTGCTTCGTAATTATCTGCAATAATACTTTTAGCGAAAAAGTCCAAACTGACCTTATATAGGTTGTTCATAGATTTCTTTACGTTAACCCCTTCCTCAAGTACATAAGGCACCCTAAAATCATTTATAAACAGTCCGTTTTCGTCTAAAGTAACGGTTGGTAATTCAGGTTTGTTCCGTCTATAAACTTCTCCTAGTGTAGGTTTTTGCTTTTCAGCTTGTTTAGTGAAGTCGGAAAATGCCTTAAGTAGTTTTATTCCTGAATCAGGATCACTGTGTCGCTCAATCGTTTCTGCTGTAGACTCTTTACTAAAATCATTCCGATTGATTACAGGCTTTCTCGTATTTCGTTCAATCTTCCAAACCTTCCACGTCACAACTGCCATTGTGATGAGGAGGGTTGTTTTATATAGTGTGTTCATTGATAATTCCTCCTATTAAGTTGTTTGTTCAATTGTGTGTTATTCTTCTTCGTCTAAATCAAAGTGCTGTTCGATTTGGTCAATTGCCCACTCAATCATTGATTCAAGGTGTTTCTCTCTGTCGACTTCGTAAGTGTGCTCAATCTCGCCTGCATATGTCACAGTAAGAGTATCTTTGTGTGTGTATGTTTGACTTTTGTTTTCTTTAACTGCATAAAGTGTTAATACTATATTGTTTAGCTTTTCTTTTTGTTCTGGTGTCATTTACGCTCCCCCTAAATTAGCTTCATAACCGAATTCAGTCATGATTTCATGTATTTTCAATCTGCCTTTTTGTGTCCATCTAGTTTGTAAAACTGTGTCTTCTCTGCCATCAGAACGCACAATTGTTATAGTGTCTGAATCTGTGTAACTCTTGCCCATGTGTTCTGAGTAAAGCACCCACTGTTTATTTACTTTTCGTTGTAGTCTAGCTTCGTGTAGTAGTTTGTTTAACTTTTGTGCTGATATACCGTAGTCTGCCGCGATTTGAGTTGTGGCTAATGTGCCAGTTGACTTTAAGATTTCATCTACATAGTCTGCTTTGGGTTTTAGTTCTCCGATTTCTTGTTGTAAAAGTAAGTTTTGCTCTTTTTCTTTCTTATACTCAGTCAACACTGTAATGATGTAGTCTGGATCTTTTAATGTTTGTTCAATTACATTGTCTGTTGCGTAGATACCGTGTTTGCGAATAGCTGGTAGGACTTCCATCGCCAACCAATCTTGAAATTTTTCTGCTACAGCATTACCTGCTTTGAAAGCCAACTTATATACCATTGGTTCTGGTATGAAATCGCCTTTCCCAACTTCTTGGGAAAGATATTTACCTAAATATTTATTGATAGTTTCCCAACGAATATATTGTTTGCCGTTTTTAAACTGAGTGAACCCCAAACTTTTTGCGACAGTTTCTAAATCGAATAAATTATTTTCATTATCTTGTTTGATTAAGATTGAAAACATGTCGTTACTGAAAGTTTTAATTTCATTCATTAACTCTTCACCTCTTCTTTAATTTCTAAAATTTTCGCAATACGTTTCTTTTGTTCAAAAGCATCTCTACGTCCACGTAAAATATCCGATAAGTAAGCACTTGAAATTTCTAGCATTTCCGCAAGTTGCTTGTTTGTCATGTTGCGTTTTAATAATTCCGTTCTCACTTTCAAGCCGAAATCTGTTGTCGACATATTAGCACCTCCTATAACATTTTTTCTAAGCAAATAAATTATCTGTTGAACACCAATAACTTTTATGCTAATATTTAAGCATAGTTTAATAAACCTATAACAATTCGTAATGCCTGTCATAAAGGTATTGAATACTCGTTCCCCAACGAATAATTGTTATGTGTTTAGTAAGCTAAATTTAAAGCTTAAATACAGTATATTAACTTTTATGCTAATTGTCAACAAAAATAGCGAAAAAGTTAATCTGTGATAGGAGAAATTTATGAATCTAGTACAAAGAATCCGTAATTTGTGCAATTCAAAAGGTATGACTTTTGCTGAATTAGAGAGAACTTTAGGATTTTCAAACGGACAAATCAGAAGATGGGAGAAAACCAAACCAGGCATTGATAAGGTGCAAAAAATTGCCGATCACTTCGATGTATCAGTTGATTACTTATTAGGTAGAGAAAAAGATGAGTACTCCGGAGAAGATAAAAGTGAAGATATTCTTATTATGCATCGAGCTACAGAAAATATGACGGAGGCACAAAGGCAAAAAGCTTTGACTATATTAGAAGCAATGTTTGATGATTGGGATGATTTAACTAAGTAACAAAGGGGCTTTTTAATTGAAATTAAATTATGAAAAATCTTTTTTTAAATCTGCGAAAGCAGTTTACGAGATCACAAATGGTCTATATAACTTATCTTTTCCTTTAGATATATTTGAAATTATCTCAAAAGATAAACGTATTAAATTAGTGACTTTCTCTGAATTTTCTCAGAATACTGGCACTTTATATTTTAAAATACCTTCTATTTTCGGTTCAGAAGAAGCGTTTCATATTAGAAAAGGAGACAAAGCGATTATAGTTTATAACGATTTACTGCCTATGAATCGTCTAAGATTTACTTTAGCTCATGAATATGGTCATTTTATAATGGGACATACTGGAGTTAATTTAAATAAAACATTCACATATAAAGATTATTATAGAAGGATTGCTGAAGAATATGAAGCAAACTCATTTGCTTCATGTTTATTGTTTCCTTTACATATAAGATACAAATATATAAACAACTTTAATATTGAGCAAATTTCGTACAAGTATCAAATGAGTTTTCAAGCGATCCATATAGCGGTAAAAGTAATCAGAAGACATATACACAATGGGTTAAACGACTATATGTCAAATAACGAAAATTACCACGCAGAAAACTACTTAAGTTTTTTAGAAGAGAAAATGGAAAGCAAATCTGATTTTATAAATGAATTTAAATATGCTTATGATCTAACGATTTAACAATCAAAAAATAAAGGAGAAATGAACATGAAAGAATTACCTAAGAGCAGATTAACGTTCAAAGAAAGTATGATTGAGAGTCAATATTTAGCAACTAAAACAAAAGAAGAAAAGAAACAATACAAGCAACTATCTGTTGAAGACAAAAGAGAAATTTTAAAAGAATACCAAAGTAAACCTAGAAAAGAAGTGAAATTTGAAAGTGAAATCAATAAATCTGACGAAAACTTATCTAAAATCTACCAAAGATTTAGCGAAATAGGTGTAGAGGATTTGTTTGGTACAAAAAAAGAAGTGAAAGAACTACCTATGATTTTAAAAGATAATGAAAACATAATGTATGTAACTTCGGGATTGTACAATAATAATACCTACTTAATAGTATGTACTGATCTAAGATTGTTATTCTTAGATAAAGGTATGATATATGGTTTGAAATTTCATGAATTTCCATTCGAGAAAATCAATTCTGTTTCGTATAAAAAAGGACTTCTTTTTGGCGAAATAATTATACATCACGGTTCATCAAGTATCGCTATAGGAAGCATATCAAAAAACACTGTATCTAGAATGGCGGAAACAATACAAGAACAAATCTCTATTCGAGAAAGTTCTATGAAACCATCCAATTCTGAAAAAATGAGTTTTTCTGTTGCTGATGAATTAATAAAATATAAAGAATTATTAGATGTCGGAGTAATTTCTCAGGAAGAGTTCGATAAGAAAAAACAACAATTATTGGATATTGATTAATAGCGCTTGTGTGGCGTGAGGAGGATGAGGTATGGAAGAGAATAAAACTTTAAAAGAATACTTGCGTAATTTTTTAGAAGGTTACAAATATGTAGTTGAAAACAGATACATTTATCAGTTTAGTAGTAATCCGGAAGCCTTCCCATTCATGAGAAAAGACGATTACAAGATTTCGATATTTTATCTAAATCAATCTTTTTTTGAAGAACCTTGCATCGTCGTTATCTCAAATGACAGTAAATTAAAAGAAATATATAATTTTCGTAATATTGATATCAAACATTTGTCTAAACACTTTACTTCATACATATATGATTCTAAAAAGTATGTAGAAGAACAATCCGGATTATTAGATTTTAATAATTACATTTATTACACATCTATTTACTACGGAAAATATATCGGGACCGTAATATTACAAAACAATTTAGATTTATTTTTTAATTATGGCAAAAGATTAGCTAACGATCATTACAATACATTGATATCGAAGTCGAAAGAGAAATTGATAAACAAAGCACATGATGAAATACAACCGTTCAACCACTTAGATTTAAATAGCATGAAAAAGATTGTTGATGATATAACTTTTTCTTATCAAATAGAACAAGGATTACAAGCTTATAAAAGGGA